CCACCATCCCCCCCGGTGGCATGAGGCGGGCTGTTGCGCGTCTCGGGTCAGGTTCTGGCAGCATGACCGGCATGCCAGCTCGTGCGCTCCGTCCGGTCGCTGACCCGATGGACGAGCTACGAGACCTCATCGCAGCCATGACCCCGGAGGATCTCGAAGCGTTCTGCGGCGGGCTCGACCACGCAGACCTAGACCTCGTAGAGCAGATCCTTACGACGCTGCGCCACGCCAGATGGGTGCCGCGCCCGCACCAGATCCCGCCGCCAGAGTCTGACCCGTGGGACGTGTGGCTGCTGCTCGCGGGTCGTGGAGCTGGCAAGACCGACGCATGCGCTCACGAGATGGACCGCCACGCCAAGGGCCCGCCGTGTTTCCCTGGCATCCCTGGTGGGCACCGCATGTCGATCATCGCTCCGACGCTCGGCGACGCGTCGGACGCGTGCGTGCACGGTCCCTCAGGTCTCATGGCGCACAATCCGACCGTGGTCGAGCGGACCCGCAAGGGCGGCACGTTCGTCACGTGGCAGAACGGGGCCGAGGCCAAGCTGTTCGGCGCGTACACCAAGCAGGACGTCGAGCGGCTCCGTGCCGGTGGTAACCGGTGCTTCGTGTGGGTCGAGGAACTGGCCGCGTGGCGGTACCTGCGTGCCTGCTGGAACCACATGATGTTCGGCCTGCGGCTCGGACCTCACCCGCGGGTCATCGCGTCCACCACCCCTAAGAACCGGCCGCACCTCAAGAAGATCATCGCCGCCGAGACCACCGCGGTGAGCCGGGCGACCACAGACGACAACCCGCATCTCGATGCACGGGTACGCGCCAAGCTGCTCGATGCATACGCCGGTACCCGGCTCGGACGGCAGGAGCTGCTCGGCGAGCTGCTCGAAGACGTCGAGGGCGCGCTCTGGTCTGACGAGATGATCGAGGTCTCTGGCCGGGTGGACGAGGCACCACGACTGCGCCGCATCGTCGTCGCTGTAGACCCGAGCTGGGGTACCACCAACGACGAGTGCGGCATCGTCGTAGCCGGGGTCGGGTGGGACAAGCTCGGGTACGTCCTCGCCGACTACAGCGTCCGTGGCGGGCCTCGCATGTGGGCCGAGCGCGCCGCCGATGCGTACTGGTCGTTCAAGGCGGACAAGCTCGTCGCCGAAGGCAACTTCCAAGGTGAGCAGGTCCGGCTCGCCATGCGCCAGGTCGAGCACCCGCAAGGCCCGCCGATGTTCGACCTCGTGAACGCGTCCCGCGGCAAGCAGCTCAGAGCTGAGCCGGTCGTGATGCTCTACGAACAGAGGCGGATCAAGCACGTCGGCCGGTTGCCGATGCTCGAACACCAGATGACCCATTGGGTCCCGACCGAGCCCGCGGAGGAGCACGACGACGACGAGGGCGAGGTCGTCACCGCCGCGGGTGCTGGCGAAGGCCAAGGCGGCGACGAGCACGAGGGCAACGAGGACAACCCCGAGACGGTCTCTAACTCACCTGACCGGGTGGACGCTCTCGTGTTCGCTCTCACCGAGCTAATGCTCGGCAACAGCGGCCCGGCGTCGGTGCGCCGCCCTGGTGGTGGCCAGCCCGCGCCACGTGGAGACAGCCCAGCACCACGCAGGAAGTCTCCTGCGGTACGTCGTCCTGGTGGTGGCCGACCTCGGCGATAGATGCTGTACCGCGGTATCGGTACCGCGGTACCCTTGTGGTGACCGACAGGGAGCGACCGATGCCGCCCACCACCGACACCACCGCCGAGATGATCGCAGAGCACGAGATGACCGCTGCCGCGCTGCGCTGCGTGTTCGGCACAGACGCGGACGAGATGCTCGCCCGGATCTCGTTCGCCTACAGCACCACGCTTCGCTCGTGGCGTGAGTGTGTCGATGCCGAGGTGAGCCGGGCGATCCGGCTCGGGTTCGGCCGGTGAGCTGCCCGCGCATGCGGTCGCTTGATCGAGCGATGCGCTCGCCAGAGCCGCGCCCGTTCACTGAACAGATCGGGCTCTTAGTCGAGTCAGCGAACCACCTCGCGATGCACGGCTGGCGGTTCCCGCATGTCACCACCCCGGCGCGGGTGCGTGCCATGCTCACCACCGAGCTACGTCACCCGACGTAGGCACACAGGAGGAACCACGCATGGCAGGACAGCTCTCTCTCGCAGCAGCGAAGGTGATCGGCCCTGACGGCGAGGTCGTCAGCCCTCGGGCTCAGGTGCTGGTTCGAGGGAACGTGCTCACCATGCGGTACGAGGGCCGGACCGAGACGCTCGACGGCGTGCAGTCCGTGCGCCAGCCGCGCCGCGGCGAGTTCGTGGTCCGGTTCCCTGACGCCACCGAGTACGTCGTTACCCGCATCGGCAGGAAGTGCGGTTCGTGCAGAGCGTGACCGGCCCGGCTGCTGCGCTGGTCGTGGACGGGCTCGCCGTCGCCCGGCTCACACGGCTGGTCGTGCTCGACACGATCACCGACCCGATCAGGGACCGGATCATCGAAGCGGCGTACCGGCGCAGAGACGGCGGCTTCGAGCCGCTCGATGCCCTTGAGACGTGGACTGAGCGGGCGGTGGACGACAACGACCCGCCGAAGCTCGCCACACTGGTGACCTGCACATGGTGCACCGGTGTGTGGGTCGCTGCCGGTGCGGTGGTGGCGTCTCGGGTAGCTCCACGAGCGTGGCGCACGGTGGCCACCACTGCTGCGCTCGCATGGTGTGGCGGTCGGCTCGCTGAGCCATGACCGACGACGAGCTGCCCGAGCCGATGACGTCGGTCGAGTGCAAGCGGATCGTCCACGGCTCATGCCACCGCAAACAGCAGTACGACAACCTGAACCGGGCTGAGCGGGCCGCGGCGAAGCTGCGTACAGCCTCGCACCTCGTGGCCGGGTACCGGTGCCCGTTCGCTGGGCCCGCGGGTGACCCGCCGCACTGGCACGTTGGCAGACCACCGAGCGTGGAGACGGTCGAGCGCATCGCTCTGGCGATCAGGTGGCTCCACGATCACCCGGAGGACGCTGCACGCGGACCCTATGCTCTCGGGGATGCCACGCAGACAGGGTGACGAGAAGCCGAACGCCACGATCACAGCAGCCGCGACGCGGCTCAGGGTCAAAGACCCGGTGAAGGCCAGGAAGGATCTCGGCACGCGCCCTGAATGGCAGGACGAAGCGTGGAGCTACTACGACGCCGTACCGGAGGTGAAGCACTCCGTTCGGTTCACCGGGTCGGCCATGTCCAAGGTGCGGTTGCTGATCGCTCGCACGCCGCTCGAAGGTGAAGGCGCTGCACCTGTCCCTGTCACGCTCAACGGCGACACGCCAGCGACCGAGGTGGAACGAGCTGCTCTCGCCGAGCTGGACCGGCTCGGACTCTCGAACCGTGGCGGTGACCTGCTCCGCGAAGCGACCATGAACCTGGACGTCGCCGGTGAGTGGTTCCTTGTCGGGTTCGACGAGGTTGGCAGCCCTGGCGACGAGGGCTACAAGCCAGAGACGTGGGAGGTGCACTCCGTCTCTGAGGTCTCATCGACCGCTGAGGGCACGTTCGTCTCAGACGGTCCGAACGACCTGAACAAGCGGAAGCTCACCGAGAACGACACATGCATCCGCATGTACCAGAAGCACCCGCGGTGGTCAGGGCTCGCGGACTCCGCTCTCGCTGGCGTGCTCGGCGAGTGCGCCGCCCTGGTGGCTCTGCACCACCAGCTCATGTCAGAGACCCGCGCCCGGCACAACGCCGGTCTGTTCACGGTCCCGAACGAGCTGGACTTCGTAGGGCAGCGCACCGACGCCGCCGAAGACGAGGACGACGACAGCGACCCGCTCGCCGAGGAGATCGAAGCGACGTTCTCTGAGCCGCGGGACAACAGCGACCACCCGAACGCCACCGCTCCCACGATCCTGCGCGGCCCGGCCGAGTTCCTCACACCGGAGTACGTGCGGTGGGTGGACACCGGGCGGCGCGCATCGACCGACCTAGAGAACCGGATCGAGGGCCGGGTGAAGCGGCTCGCTCGTGGGCTGGACGTCCCCGTCGAGGTCACGATGGGCTTGCAGTCCACGACCTACGCCAACGCTGAGCAGGTCGATCAGAACACGTGGGACGACTACCTCGAACCGCGGGCGGTCGTGATCTGCCAGGCGTGGACCATCGGGTTCCTGTGGCCGAACCTGCTTGACCTCGGGCTCCCGTGGGAGGCCGTGCGGAACGTCTTCGTCTGGTTCGATCCGTCCGACCTGCTGCCAGAGAAGGACCGGACCGCCGCCGCGGCCGAGGCTCTGGCGGTAGGTGCGATCGGGCTCCCGACGTACCGTGACGTCATCGGGTTCGGTGAGGAAGACGCGCCCGCGCCCGTCAGCGGTGAGTCTGATCTCTCGATCGACCGGGCTATGG